GTCAGCATTTAAATGTTTAAATTTTCTTGCTTCGAGAAGTCGTGGCGCAACATTAAACAAAACAAACTTTATGTTTTTTGAGAGGAAAGATTCTTATTATTTTGGACCATTAGAGTTTTTCATCAGTCAATCAAAACAATCTAAGACACTTTATGATGAATATACGAAAGTTGAAAGTCAAGAAGAACCAGTATATGATGATGTAAGAAGTGGACAATATACTTATATTTCTCCATACATTAGTAGTCGTTATCATACAATTAAAAATATGAAAAGCGACACATTTAAAAGTTTATTGTTAGGGAATATCAGAGGGTTTCATTCTCAATCTATAAATTCGTATGATTTTGTTACAAAAACTTTGTTAACTATGAAGTATGATAACAGACCAGAATCTAAACTTTTTGCCGAAGATGATAGACAATATATTAATGAATCTTTTGATGATTTCGAAACTATGGGTGACATAAACGTAATCAATGAAGGTGTCATCAGTAACCCTCTAGCTCACAAAAACTTCACTCCGATGGCGACTTCTCCTTATGGTTCGTCATATAGCAGAGGTATTGCACAAGTAAGGAATCAACTTATTAGAAACTTTTCTATGGTCGAGCTTGAAAATAATGTTATTGAAATAACAGTTCCAGGAAAAACAGACGTTGATTTAGGGTTTCTGGTAAGATTGATATATCCGAAAACAGAAGAAAAAACAGCAGAGCCTGATAGAGAAGATTTAGAAGATCCATATGTTTCTGGTCTTTATATGATTGTTGGTATTCGTCATAAAGTTCAAATTGGTAAGCATGATATGGTATTGCGTTTGATGCGCGATAGTTTAGGCGGTTAATATGCAAAATGTTCCTTTTAATTGGTGGGTTGGTGTAGTTGAAGATCGTAATGATCCAATGAAAGTTGGTCGTTACCGTGTTCGTATTCAAGGCTATCATACAGCTGATAAATCAATCCTAAAAACTGAAGATCTTCCATGGGCAATGACAATTCAACCAGTTGGTTCAGCTGCAGTTTCTGGTGTTGGGCATGATGGGACTGGCTTAGTGACAGGTTCTACTGTCGTTGGGTTTTTTACAGATGAAGAATGTCAGCTTCCTATAATTATGGGTTCGTTGGGTGGTGTTGATACACAATCACCAAAAACTGAAACTGGATTTTATGATCCGAATGGTGTTTATCCAAAAGAAGATTTTATTGATGAGTCATCATTATCTCGACTTGCTCGTGGCGGTGATGTTGCCGAAAATCATATTTCTCTAGGGTTGAGAAGAGATACACGAATTACTGGTGTTCCGATGGCAAGACCAGATACATTTGAAGGTATTAATGATCCAGCACCGACTGTTAAAAATAAAAGCGAAACATTGGTCGCCGACGACGACGGCAAATCAGTTCCAGCTTGGGATGAGCCAAGACCACAAGGTGTAGATGAGTCAGTTTCTGTTTATCCTTATAATAAAGTAAGAGAAACTGAAGGCGGACATGTGTTCGAAGTCGATGATACTCCTGACAATAAAAGAATTCTGAATTATCACGCTTCTGGTTCTCATGAAGAATATCATCACAATGGCGATCATGTTCAAAAAATTGTTGGCGATGATTTTGAAATTGTTTACAAAGACAAAACTCTTTATGTTGATGGAGATCTAACACTTTCTGTTACAGGTAATGTTAATATGAAGGTTGAAGGCGATAAGATTGAAGATATCGGCGGCAATTTGTATCAAACTATTCGCAAGGGTCGATTCGTTAAGGTTCAGGGCAATGATGTTTTAGAAGTTATCTCTGATCAGAAGGTAAGCATCGAAGGTCAAAGATATACTGTTATCAGTTGCGCAACTTCAGCTGCTCCAATAACAATACCTCTTATCGGAACTTTAACACAAGGTAGAGATTATCTAACTGTTAAAGGTGGACAAGTAACTCAGGTTGCAGGTAAGAAAACTGAAACTGTCGGTGGAACATATGCTTTGTCAGCTGTAGCTGGTATGAAATTGTTTAGTTCGCTTGGTTCGTTCAAATTATTGACGCTTAAATCTATCGATATGGCAACTGGTCTTGTCGATATTCCTGGAGCCGAGCCAACAAGTGGCGGTGCAGGTTCAATTTCGTTCTCTACAGCACAACTTAATGCAGGCGTGGCTATTAATACTAATATCATCACAGGCGGCATTCTTACAATGACAACAACTGGTGCTATGGCAGTAAGTTCTGCAGCTGCTACATATACTCACGCTGCAACTACATTCACTACAGCAGCAATGACAATGAATACGGCTGCATACACAACAACCGCTACGGCAGCTTTCACTGTTACAGCACCGACCATCAGCTTGAATTAGGGGGATAACAAATGAGTTGTGGACCAGCAGAGTCAGTTCAGCAGTTAGTTGATGGAATTAATAGCGTTGTAGAAACAGCTGATATTGCTATCAGCGCACTTCCGCTAAAAATCGCATCTATTCCTGGATATGCTGAGGTTCAACTTGCTGTTCAGGTCTATCAAGATCTTCAACTATTAAAGTCTTTATTAGATGACCCACTTGCTCTTTTAGAAGCAGCCATTCCTTCTTTGCCGCTAGAATTTCAGCAGTTTATTGAAGAAGGTAATGCTCTTGTCGGTGAAACTCTTGAAAAAGTAGACTTCGTTAATAACCTTTCTGAAAAGTATGGTAATGTTGATTATGGTGATCCAGAAGAACTTTTCAATGCAATCAATGATTTGGGAGGTGATTTAGGTAAACTTTGCGAAATTGTCCCTAATATCCAAACAAGATATGGCGAGTTTTTAGAAAAAGGTAAACAAGTGACACAAACACTTGAAAGACCTAAAAATCCTTTAAAACAAGTTAAGAATGCAGTTTTAGATAGGTATGAAGATGTTTTTGATGCTGCTGAGGAAAGAGCAAAGGCGGCGAAAGAAGCAGCTAAAGATCCTAACAGTCTGCTTGGTAAATCAATATTCGGCGAAAACAAAAAAGAAGTCGAAGTATCGAAAAGAGAACAACAAAAATTCATTACATAGTTAATGTGTGGGTATAAATAGGATATGGCTACAAAAAGAAAAACTCCAGTAAGATTATATAAGGATATCGACTTAGATTTTAAGTTGAACCCTGTTACACATGACATTGGCTTGAAGACCGATGTTCAAGCTGTTAAACAGTCTTTAAAAAACCTTTTTATGACTCAGCGCGGAGAAAAGAAGTTTCAACCGAACTATGGTTCTGGTATTAGAGCATTACTTTTTGAACCAGTCGATTATCTTACAGGGTCAATTATCGAAAAAGAAATCGAATTTATGATTAAAAACTATGAACCTCGTGTTAAAGTTGAGGGCATAGCTGTTTCTGCATCAACAGATACTCATGAATATGACATTAGATTAGATTTTTTCGTTGTGGGCGTTAAAGAGCCTCAAGTTTATACTACGACACTAGAAAGATTAAGATAATGCCAAGTGTTGCCATAGCTCCAGGAACAGTGGTTGATTCGGCAGGCGTTGGAACAGTGGTTCCTAGTAATGCTACTGTATTATCAGGCGGTTCACCTATTCTATTACAGGGTGATGTAGTAACAACTCACTCAAGGGGTGATATTACACATCCAGCAAATGCTATTGCTACAGGTTCAGCGACAGTGAGAATAAACGGAAAGGGCGTTGCCTTTAGCGGATCAGTTGCCGCTTGTGGTGGTCCATTAACAACAACTTTCAACCCAACGGTTCAGATCGGTATTTAAGCCGAATAAATAAAAATAAAAGAGTCAAAAATGGCAGTAAGAAAATTCACAGAACTTGAATTCGATCAAATCAAGTCAAATCTAAAAACATTTTTGTCTGATCAGGACACATATTCTGATTACGACTTTGAGTCATCAGGTCTTTCTGTTCTGATTGATTTGCTTGCATACAATACTCAATATAATGCCTATCTCGCGCACATGGTAGCTAATGAAGCATTCTTAGACTCGGCGATTAAAAGAAATTCAATCGCCTCGATTGCCAAAACCATGGGTTATACTGCTAGATCTGCCAGAGCAGCTACTGCTGTTATTGATATTGATATTATCCCTTCATCAACTTATACTGAAGGTTCTTTTACTCTTGTGAAAGATAAAGCATTTACTGCTGCTGTAAATGGCAAAACCTTTAAGTTTTTCCCAGATAAAGATTATACAGTAAATAAAACTAAGAAAACTATCGGCGGTGTTGAAACAGACGGTTTCTATTTTACAAATGTGAGTATTAAAGAAGGTTCTCGGGTTGATAACTCAGAGATTGTTGATGCGAATACTCTTTCTGGTCCAGTTTTAATGGCTAATCCAGATGTTGATACAACAACTGTAACTTGTTCTATCCAAGAAAGTATTACTGATTCTAACTTGACTGCATTCACTTTTTCAGATAATATTCTTGATGTTAAATCCTCATCAACCGTGTTTTATATTGAAGAAGCCTCTAATGGTTTTTATGAAGTAAGGTTTGGTGACGGTGTTCTCGGTAAGAAACTCACTGCTGGTAATATCGTAAGATTGAATTACCTTGCCACTAATGGCGCGGCTGCTAATGGTATCGAAGTATTTACTGCTCCTTCAGTTTTAACTGGATCTGGTGAAACAATTAGTTTGACTGTAGTTTCTAACTCTTCTGGTGGCTCGTCTCAGGAATCTGTTGACAGTATTCGTTTTAACGCTCCTCGTTTTAATGCAACTAAAAACCGTGCTGTTACAACTAACGATTACCAAGCACTTATTCTCTCTGCCAACCCTAATGTTAAGTCAGTGGCTGTTTGGGGCGGCGAAGATAATGATCCACCAATTTACGGTAAAGTCTTTATATCCTTACAGCCAAAAGATGGTCTGATTATCACGCAAGATGATAAAGATGCTTTGTTGCGCGAGACAATTGAACCTCGTCAGCCTGTTTCAATCAAATCAGAGTTCGTTGACCCTGAATACACTCATATTGGTCTTGGTGTTAAGGTTACATATGACTCTAAGAAAACAACTCAAACAGCTGGTGCTTTGTCTCAAATTGTCACAACTGAAATTGACAACTATTTCTTAAACGAACTGAATAGTTTGGATAAAAACTTTTATTATTCTGTTCTTGCTTCTAGAATCGTTGGGCGTTCTAAATCTTTTATCGCTGTTAATCTAGAAATGCGACTAACAAAAGAAATTACACCATCGTTGAATACAATTGTTAAATACACAGTTCCTTATAACAACAAACTTCAGCCATCATCAGTAAGTAGTGGGTTTTTCACTGCTAGAATCAATAATGCCACATATTCAGTATATATTTCAGATAAACCTAATGCTAATGTTGTTGCTCCTGCATATAATGGTAAGGGCGTTATTCAGCTGAAGACATCGGATAAAAATGTTATTATTGATGCTAATGCTGGTGAGATCGATTATGATACAGGACTTATTACTCTAAACAATTTAGATATTGTTTCTATCTCGGGATCGCAAACAAAGTTGCTCCTTTCAGCCCAACCACATGAAAGTGCCCGAGATATTAAAACTGATGTTCTGAGAAGAACTGCAGCTATATCAGATTCAGCTGTTGTTCCTACTGCTTCCAAAAACTATATTTTGGTTCAAGATAAAACTACTGCCGATATTCCAAATAATATCAGAGCAGGGACTATTGTAACAATGGAAGCTAAAATTTCGGATATTTAAATGGCTCGTTCTGCACCAAAGTTTAAAAGATTTATTGAAAGCATTACAATTGATAATGCAGGCGCAAACTATTCGTCTATTCCAGGCGAAGTTACTCTTTTTATTGGTGCACCTTCTGGTTCACCTGAATCTGAACAGGTTCAAGCAATCGCAACATTAGACATTCAAAACGGTTCTATTGCTGCAGTAAATATCACAGAACCAGGAGATGGTTATGGTATTACACCAGAAATTTATGTTCAATCAGGTATTCAAACAGGAACTTCTTCTCTAACATTTACTGGTTCTGCAGATTCTCGTCGTGATGAGGGAACATATACAGGCGTAGCAGTAACTTCTATGAAAGATGGTATTAATGCCATTGCTACAGTTGTTGTTGATTCTAGCGGTGATGTAACATCAGTAAATGTTACAACATCTGGTCTTCATTATATGGAAGGCGAAACTGTAACGATTACTGATATCGCAATCGGTGGCACAAATGGTGCTGCTGATATGACATTCACGGTCGCCCAACTAAAAGGCGGTGGCACAGGGGCATTATTCACACCAGTTCTACAAACTATCGCTCGGATTCCGAACTATTTTCATGAGAATATGAATTACATTGTCGATTCTCAGATTCCTGCATTCATCAGAGACGATTATCCAGCATTTGCGAAATTCTTAAAAGATTATTATACTTTTATGGATCTTGGTGATGATGGTTATGCAGATCTGGGAATTGAAGGTAATGATTACAATCAAAGTCCGAACTATCTCCTCCAAGAACTTATCGATAAACTTAATCTTGACCATTATGATGGTAGTTTTCTTGACCCATTCTTGGAAACATATGCTCTCGACTTCCCAGCTACTGCTGAGGTTGACAAGCGTCTCCTTATTAAAAATATCCGTGAGTTTTTTGGGGCGAAGGGTTCTAGGAGGGGCGTTGAAGAGTTCTTCAAACTCATGTATAATGAGGATGTAGAAGTATTTCTTCCTTCAGAGTTTATCCTCAAACCTTCTGATGGTATTTGGCAAACTGAAGTCACAATTAAAGTATATGCGAATGATGAGATTACTCCAGTTTCAGACCCATTTGATTTAAGGGGTCGCCGAGTTGATATTCATTATTATGAATCAGTCGCCTCAATCACAGCAAGAAAAATAATCAATACATCAGTCACACGTGCTCGTAAAGTTGCTTACACAAACCCAGCTGCATATGAGTTGACTGTTGACATTCCTTCAGGGACTGTTATTCCTGGTCCAGGAGTTGAGGGTCAACTTACAGCTGTTATCGGCGGTAAAATTGCAACAGTTGATAATATCGGAGCTGCTGATGTTCTGAGAACTGCAGGCACATATGATATTGACAGCGGTTTTACAACAGATGGAAATGGCACAGGGGCTGAGTTCACTATCGTTGTGGATGGATCAGGAGCTGCCACAGTTACTGTTGATACAGTGGGTGACGATTACGCTCCCGATGAAACTATAACTATTCCTGATTCGCTTCTTGGCGGCGGCGGTGCTGCTGACCTGACATTTGATGTTGCTACAATTACTGAAGGTAAAATTTTCTCTGTCACTATTGATGACGGTGGTGCAGGTTACTCTGCTAACCCTTCTGTAGTTATCCTACCAACTGGTGGCGATACTCCAACAACTGATGCTGTTATTGATACTCGTTTGACAAATGGTGCTATAACAAGCACAGTTTTTGTCAATAATGTTCAGGGCGTCGGATATAACAATGTTCCTGACCTTGTTTTGAACACAGATTCTGTTAGATCTTGGATCGGTCTTGAAGGCGTCAGTGATATTATTTCTAATAAAACAGCATTTTTGACGCGAGTGTTGAACTCTGCTACTCTAAAAACGAATACTGGAACATCTGACGGTGGATTTTCTGTTGGCAATACTTTCTCAGTCCAAGAAACAGGTGATATTCTTGGTGTGTATGCTATTGACTATTTCGCAGAAGATTATACCCTCACAGGTATTGAGAACAACGCATTAGTCCGAGTTAAAGCGATTGACGAAGACAACTATCCAACAATTGTTGAAGTTGTTTCGACTGGCACAGGCTTTCAGCGTTCGACCTTTGATTTCATATTGAGGTCAAGTAATGATGAGACTGCCACCATTACATGTAACACAGGTTTCTCTCATTCATATCCTGGGTCTTTTAAAAACTCACAAGGGTTTGTTTCTGATGCAAATAAACTTCAAGACAACGCTGTCTATCAAAACTTCTCATATCAAATTCGTGCAGCAAGACCTAAAACTGAGTGGGGCGAACTTCTAGATCGTATCGCTCACCCAGCAGGTATGATTGCTTGGACAGACTTACAGATTAAACAAACTGTTAATATGGGCGAAGGATACAACGCAACACCAGATGTTATCGTATTCCGTCTGTTTGCTGAAATCGAGACACCATTTGTTGATGATGCCCCAGCATTGTTCTTCCATAAACCAGCAATCACAGATAGTGTTGATTGGTCTGACCAGAGAACAGGCGCATCAGATGATACAATTCTGTTGTTCCCAAATCTTGGTAAGTTTGAAACCCCTTCTGTCGACGATGCAGTAGATAAGTTCGATGTTACAATGGGCAAAGAAGATTCTGTTGACTGGTCAGAGGCTGTTGGAAAAGATTTCAATAAGAATGATGTTACCGACAGCGTAGATTGGTCTGAAGTTGTTGTTACGCTCAAGTTTATCTTCCGTGAACCGATTGAGACTGTAGATTGGTCAGAAGCTGTTGTTATTAGTCCAAACTTGTTTAAAAATGACAGTATAGATATGAGTGATGCTCCTTCTTTGGAGCCAGGATTGGTTAAGGAAGATAGTGTAGACTGGCAAGATGTTATTACCAATAAAAAGCCAGGATTAAGTAAAACTGAAGATCCAACTGTCGATGAGAGCGATGTATTGTTGTTCGGAAGTGCAAGAACGGATACAGCCTCTTTCGGTGAGTCTGGACAAATTATCGCACAAAACTATGCTGGTGATTACTTTGCTGAAGATTATGTTGGTGAAGCCAGAAACATCTCATAACTTATAAATATCGTTATAAATAAAAAACAATTTAGCATAAAACTAGGAGAATTAAATGTTTTTTGACGCTGAAAAAATGAGAGCCGCTGGACGTGTGCACATTCAAGTGTTTGGTCCAAACGGTGAACTCAAAGAAGAAAGAAAAGTGAAGAACCTTGTTGTTGATGATGGTCTCGAGCATATTGCTGACCGTCTCGGCGCATCTTCACCTGCTACTCGTATGTCACATATGGAAGTTGGCACAGGAACAACTGCTCCAGCTGCTGGCAACACTGCCTTGGAAACAGCTATTGCTTCCTCTCGTGTTTCGCTGACATCACAAACTGTTTCAACCAATACCGTTGAATATGTTGGTGACTTCCCAGCTGGCACAGGCACAGGTGCTGTTACTGAAGCTGGCGTGTTTAACGCTTCTTCATCTGGAACTATGCTTTGCCGCACAACTTTCTCAGTTGTGAACAAAGGTGCTGCTGATACACTAAAAATCACTTGGACGCTTACAGTTTCTGACTCCTAAACCTTAAACTAGGAGTTAGAAATGACTTTGCTACTTAGACAAGCTGCCAGAGTAGAAAATGCTCGTTCTTTTTATAGAGACATCTATAATGAGAATGATTTCTTTTATGTCTTTGCATCCCGTGCACGCGCATGGGAAGATGACACTACACCTGAAACCCCACGAGATTCACAATATTATCAAGCACAATATCGTCACGATATGCTTTTTGTGAAGCGTATTCAGGCTTCTGATGTCGTTACACTTGCACCAAGATACGATTGGGAAACAGGAACTGTTTATGATCAGTATGATGATGAATATGCTACTGGTCACCCTGCATTTTCTGGTGCTACTAATCTAGCAGACGCAAAGTTTTATGTGATTACTGATGAGTTTAATGTCTATAAATGCTTAGACAATAACAATAACTCTCAAAGCACTATCAAACCAACCTCAACGGCTACCGATACCTTTGAGCTTGATGATGGTTATATTTGGAAGTTTATGTTTCAAGTTGGCTCGGCTGACAGAACTAAGTTTCTGAATGATGATTTTATTCCTGTTAGAAAAGTTGCTGGTGCTGGTAATCCAGCCTTTGATGTTAATGGCGAGTTAGACTCTATTGCTGTTACAGCAGGCGGTTCTGGATATACATCAGCACCTACTGTAGTTATCGAAGGCGATGGAACTGGTGCTGTTGCTACTGCCACATTGACTGGCGATGTTGTTACGTCTATTACAGTCACTAGCGAAGGACGAGGATACTCCTTTGCCTTTGTCAAAATCACAGGCGGTGGTGGATCTGGTGCTACGGCTACAGCTTCTTTGGGTTCTACTGAAACTCCTAGTCTCCAGTCTGCTGTTGAAGCAGCGGCGGTGAGTGGAACTCTAGATAGAATTGTTGTCACATCAGGCGGTGTTGACTTCGTTGAGGGGGATATCGTTATTAATGTGAAGGGTGACGGAACCAACGCCACAGCTTCAGCTACTGTAAACGAAGCTGGCACAATTACTGATATTCAAGTTACAGATCCAGGTCAAAATTATACATTTGTTGAACTAGAAATACAACAAACTGTTGGTAACGGAACTGGTGCTGTATTGAGACCTGTTGTTTCTCCTGTTTCGGGTCACGGCGGTAATCCTCCAAGAGAACTATTCGCTAAAAATGTTGGTGTTACAGTATCGTTTACAAGTGATGATGCAGATGTCATTGTTGGTAACGAGTTCAGACAAGTTGGATTCATCAAGAATATGCATACATATGATGAGTCTGGAACTTTCACAAGTGCTGTTGGAACTCCATGTCATGTCGTGACAATCGATACAGCTGATGCATCTAAGTTTAATCTTGATGATAAGTTGACAACTGATGACGGCGGAGAGTTCTCGGTAATTCAGAAGATTGACGCTTCTGGTGACGGAAATATAGATACAGTATATTTACTTGAGAAGTTTCCAGGAATCAATGTTTCGTCAACTTTTACAAATGTTACGACAGGCGACACAGGAATCACTATAAATACAGTAACAGATCCAGAAATAAGCAATCACTCTGGTGAGATTTTATATATTGACAACCGCCGACCTATTACGCGGGATGAAAATCAGGTAGAAACTCTCAAAGTGGTATTCAATTTTTAAGGTAAAGAGATGGCTCTCAATCTAAACACAAGTCCATATTTCGATAACTTTGATGAAGCAAAAAAGTTTGCTCGTATCCTGTTTAAACCAGGAGTTGCTGTTCAAGCCAGAGAGCTAACACAGCTGCAAACAATGCTGCAGGATAGTATTGAAAACTTTGCTGATCACCTATTTAAAGATGGTGCTAGGGTCAAGGGTGCAAATGGTGTAATTAGAAAACGCGAGTTTATTAAAATTAATGACTTAGATGCAAGTTCTAGCACTGTTTCTAACGATACTCTTGGGAATTATATCGGAGACATAGTCACAGGCGGAACTTCAGGATTGACAGCAAAAATCTCTAAGGTTGCTACTGGTCTTGATACTGATGCTGTTGATAAGAAAACTCTTTATATCGAATATATCCAAGGTAGTTCTACTGGTGCATATCTTCACTTTGAGGCTGGTGAAACTCTTACAGTAACATCAACAGATTCAGGTCGCAATGGTAATACGTTTGTTGTTGACAATGGCGTTGATGTCAACGATCCTACTCGTAACTATTTCGGTCAAGGTCTTGACTTTGTAATCGAAGATGGTATCATTTACATCAATGGTTACTTCATTTATCATGACCAGCAAGAAATCACTCTTGAAAAATATAAGTTGACAGCTAACGCTTATGTCGGTGTTACTTTTACTGATTCAAAAGTTACAGCAGATGATGATTCAACTCTAAATGATCCAGCTACAGGAACATTTAACTTCAATGCTCCAGGTGCTGATCGATATAAAGTTTCAACAACCATTGCAAAACTTGGTCTAACAGAAACAAATAATTCTGATTTTGTTTCTCTATATACAGTTGAAGATGGCAGGATTTCACGTGGTGACGATGTCGGCGATCTAGACTTTTATAATAAACTCGGTGCTACACTAGCTGCAAGAACTAAAGAAGAAAGCGGCAACTATGTAATCCGTAATTTTGAAGTTACTATCCGTGAACATTTGAAAACAGCTGAAAATAGAGGTTATTTGACTTCTGCTAATGGTGGTTCTGCTGATCACATCGCTGTTGGTGTTGGTCGCGGTCTTGCTTATGTGAATGGTTATCGCCGAGAGTTTCTTTCACCTACTTTTGTAAAAGTTGAAAAGGCTAACGATACAGTCATCGAAGAAGGGTTCACTACTTCAACATCTTATGGTAACTACATTCTTGTTGATGAACTTGCTGGTAACTGGAATTTAAAAGAAGGTTCATTAGTTAAGTTTGGAGATACAGCTTCTGATGCTGCTTCAGACGGCACATATTCAATTCATGCTGCCCCATCAACCATTATCGGTCAAGCTCGTGTTCGTCAGGTTCGCTACGATAGTGGAACAATCGGTGACGCAGCTTGTCAATATCGTCTGTATCTCTATGACATTCGTATGTTTGCTGGTGAGTTTGCTAATATTAGAACAATCTATCACGACGACTCAAATATTAACGGTTTTGCAGATCCAGTATTGGAAAGCAGTAAAGCTGTTCTCAAAGAAGCAAAACAAAACACTCTTGTCTTCCGTTCGCCGTTTCGTGCCGCAAAAACATTGGCAACGGATACAGGTGGCACATATGATAATAACTATACATACCAAAAAGACTTTCAAACAGAATTTACGACATCAGGCACATCGACACTGACTGTCACAGGAACTGAAACTTTCCCATATTCTTCTACTCCAACTCAAACACAGTTGGATACAGAGTTTTATATGGTTTGGCATGCTGATGTCACAATCGATGCAACAACCTATAAAGCTGGTGAGCCTTTCCGTCTGACTTCAGCAATGATCACTTCTATCAGTAACACAGCTGTGAACATTGATGTTGGAACTACACTAAGTGCAGCGACTGATGCTACAATTAAAGTAAAGGTTAAGCAGACTGATGTTACGCCAACACCTAAAAACGCTTTGCCCTCTCGTTATGTAAAAATTGATACATCTACAAACGAAGAAGGTGCTGTTGGTCCATGGAATTTGGGTCTCACAGATGTTTATAAGATTGAAGCAGTTTATGTCGATGGTTCTGCATATTCAGAATCTGGAACTGACTACAAATCACAGTTTATTCTTGATAATGGTCAAACAGATAACTTCTATGGTCACGCTAAACTATTTAAGAAACCAAGTGCTACTGTGTCAACAACATCAAAATATATTGTGGTTAAGTTATCACACTTCGATCCTAACTATGGTGGTTCAGTTGGTTCTTACTTTGCGGTTGACTCGTATCCTGTAGACGATACTGGTGCTTCTGGTATCTACACTTATCAGATTCCAGTTTATCGATCTCAAAAACTCGGTTCTTTTGACCTTAGAGACTGTATCGATTTCCGTCCTTATGTAGAAAATACTGCTACAAGTGCGACTACTATGGCAGGAGCTTCTGAAAATCCACTTGAAACATTCCAGTTCAAGTCGGTTTCAGGAGGCTACGAAATGCCTATTCCTACAGAATCATATTCGACTGACGCGGAATACTATCTCCCAAGAATTGATAAAGTTGTTCTATCAGAGAAGGGTAATATCGAAGTATTGCAAGGTTCCTCAAGAATTGGACCTCGTGCTCCTGTCACGCCTGTAACAGTTATGGAATTGGCAACAATCAATATTCCACCATATCCTTCTTTGTCTCCATATATTGGTCGCATCAATAATAGAAAAGATTATGCATGTAATGTATCTTTGAGACAAAACAAACGATTTACAATGGCTGATATCGGCGCGATTGAAAAACGAATTAATCGCCTTGAGTATTATACATCACTTAATATGCTTGAGAAAGATACTGCTAACTTAACTATAACAGATGCTAGTGGTCTTGATAGATTTAAGAATGGCATTTTCATTAATAATTTTGCTGACCACAAGCTCAGCAATTTAAGGGATCCAGATTTTAATGCTGCTGTAGATACACAACGCAAGTATTTAACGACTAACTTCTATGAAGAACAGATCGATGTAATTTATGACAGCGTGAACTCAACTGGTGTTCAGAAAACAGGTAATCTCTTAACATTACCTTACACTTTGGTAGACAATCAGAGAAATATCAACGCTTCTAAATCTCGAAACTGTATTGGTGCGTTGTTGTTTAACTACAAAGGCGATCTAGATCTTTATCCACAATCTGATAACTTTGTCGCGTTGGAAGATGGTGGTGATATTGTTGTTGAACAAAATGCTATTGGTCAAGCACTTGAGCAGTTTGCCGATAACCTTAATAATGCAGGTATTGTAAATGGTATCGAAACATCTATGACAGGGACTCCTTCTAATGACCCACAAGATGTAGCATTTGGTGGGTCAGATACATTCCAAGATATGGGCGGTATTAGGGGTCGAGTTGAATTTACTGGTGGTGTTCAGTTTGATGCATCTTTTGAGCAAACAGTAGAATCTGATGATTTACAACAAGCAGTTGATGTGTTAACAATTGAATCTACTGGCAATGATGTTGTTACTGAAAACTTTGGCGACCGTATTATTGACATTGGGTTTTCTCCTTTCATGAGAAGTCAAAATGTAACATTCCATGCTACTCGCTTGAAGCCAAATACAAGAATGTATGCATATTTCGATGGTGATGATGTTTCAGAACATACTCGCCCATTGACTTATTCTACATTTACAGCTGCCCTTTCTTCTGGAGTTAATAACTTCTGGTCAGATTTTAATGAAACGACCAACGATTATGGAGATGCTCTTGTAACTGACTCTGAAGGTCGCTTGGCGGCACAGTTCCGTATCCCTGAGTCAACCTTCCGTATCGGCGAAAAGATTCTACGTTTGACAGACGATAGTTTGAATAGAGACGATTTCACAACATCTTCTTGCGATGCAACCTTTACTTCTTTTGGTCTTGATGCTGTTTCACAAGGCGTTATTACTTCTACACAAGTTCCGTCATTCGCGACTGACACTATTGAGGGTAATCCACAAACAATTGCCAACCTCGTTACGGATGTTCGTATTGAAGATGTCACATCAAATGTTAATGTCGATTTCGAAGCTACATCTTATGACCCTGTTGCGCAAACATTTTTGATCACTCAAGCTGATGGTATGTTCTGTCCAGCAATCGACTTGTATTTCCGTAAGAAATCTTCAACAGATGGTATCACGATTCAAATTCGTGAAGTTGTGAATGGTTATCCTGGATCTCGGATTGTTCCATATGGCAGCAAATATCTTACACCATCTGATGTTAATGTTTCTACAGAAGCTGGAGACGGAACAGTAACATTTGCTGCGACGCAAGTTACCTTTGACTCTCCGTTGTTCTTAGAAGGTGGTCGTGAATATTGTATCGTTACACTACCACAAGCAAACAACCCTGATTATGAAGTTTGGGTTTCCGAACTTGGTAAGAACAGAGTTGGAACAACTGAGCGAATTGTTGCTGAAGATGTTTCTTCTGGTATTCTGTTTATTTCTGCTAACAACAGAACATGGAACGCCTTCCAAGCTGAAGACTTAATGCATAGAATTTATCGTTGTTCGTTTACAACAGGAACTAATGGTATCGTTAAATTCACTAATGGTCCAATCGATTATCTGAAGATGACTGATTATACCTCAGGAGCATTCAAAGCTGGTGATTCTCTCCATGCCTTTGATATCACTTTGAATAATGGTGGTTCTGGCCATGCTGTGAACGATATTATCACTCTTGCTGGTTTCGGTAATGGAACTGGCTTGAAGGTTAAAGTTACAGCTGAATCTTCGGGAGTGATTACTGGATTTGAGATTGACAGTATGGGTTCTGGTTTTACAGCAGATGGAACTGCAGTAGCACAATCAGCAACAACAGGTGCTGGAACAAGTGCTGCCTTTGATATCGTGACGAAAACAGGGTCTGTTGAACGCTATTCTCAACTGTTTGATGTTGCTAGGACGAAGTTGATAAAATCAGATTTTGATGTTGCTGATATTATTTCAAATGGCTCTACACAAGGAACTTTGTCTGCCATTGAGAATAAAATCTATAACTCGATTCTCCTTAACTTCGGTGAGCTAGTTCTTCCTAAAACTACGATTTCTCATGAATATGATGGAACGCAGTCAACTGGTGTTTCTTCTAAAGGGACAACAAGTCGAAAACTTGTTAAGGGTGAAAAACAAATCACAACAAAAGAATATGCTGTATATTCTAAATCTAATGAAGATGCTGATCTTAGCGGCGACAAATCTTTCAACAATCAAGCGACGCTTACTTCAACTTCTGAATTTATCAGTCCTGTCATTGATTTATCTCGCTGTGGTTTCATTACAACTAAAAATAATGTGAATAACGATTCAACCAATGAAGATTCACAAAATAATGGTAATGCGCTTTCAAAATATATTTCTAAGCGTGTGAAACTCGCTGATGGTCAAGAATCAGAAGATTTGAGGGTTTATCTCGATCAACAAACTCCTGTTGGTTCATCGGTAAAAGTTTATGGTAAGTTTCTTTCTGCTGAAGATGACGCTGACTTCCGTAACGAACTTGATTGGTTCGAACTTAGCCTCGTGAGCACTCCAGATGCAGATGGTTTGAGCCAAACTCAGTTCATTGAATACCAATATCAAATCGCCAATGCTAACCTCGATGGTAATGATGTATTGTCATACAGCATTGATAGGGTTGATGCTACTTCTGTTACAGCTGGCGGTTCTGGTTATACAACAGCACCGACTGTAACTTTCTCGGGTGGCACAGCAATCAGACAAGCTAAAGGTTATGCTGTATTATCTTCTGGCTCAGTTGCTAGTATCGTAATCACTGATCCAGGAAGATATGAAACTGGTTCAGCTGCTCCTACGATTACAATCACTGGCGGCGGTGGCTCAAGTGCCACTGCTACTGCTACTCTCGGCTCTACAACTTATACAGAGTTCAAAGAGTTTGCTGTTAAAATCGTTATGCTAACTGAAAACACATCTAATGTTCCTCGTTTGAAGAACTTGAGAGCGATCGCATTACAGGTGTAATATGAGTGAGTTTTTTACAGATAAATATAAAAGAGATGATGCTACGAATGCACTGATCAGCACTGATTATTCTGGTTTAGCAGCATATAAAGCGAAGAAAAAACAATCTATGAAGATTGATGAAGTTTGTGATGATATAAATAGTTTAAAACAAGACTTGGCTGATATAAAAGAAGCCCTGCAAGTAATTCTAAAGAATAGGTAAGAAAAATGTCAACACTTACAACTCGTTCAGGTAAAGGATCTCCGCTCACTAATACTGAAGTGGATACTAACTTTACAAACCTCAATACCGATAAGTTCGAAAGCGGAGATGATATCACAGTTGATGACATTACGGTATCTGGACGCTTTATCGTTGGTGTTGATGCTTCTGTTACTGCTGCTGGCACGACTCAAGGAACTGCTACTGCTCTCACAAAAACTTATAATATCGTAAATACTGCTTCAGCTAACCAAGGTGTAAAACTTCCTGATGCTTCAGCTGGAACAAGGGTTACGATTTTTAACTCAACAACTGCTACGATTAAAATTTATCCATATCTTGGGGAATCAATTAATGACTTGACAGCCAACGCTGCTTTGTCGCTTGGTCCAGAAAAGGGTCGTGACTTCGTTGCTGTGTCTGCTACTCAGTGGCAATCAACTGACGAAGGCGATGCCGTAGTTGCTACAACTATTGACGCATCTGGTCTTGCTTCCCTTGATGGCGGTATTGATGTGGATGGCGCATTTACTGTTGCTAACACTTCAGGTAATATCGACACTTCTGGAACATTAACTGTAGATAGTCTCTCATCTCTTGATGGTGGTATCGATGTTAACGGTTCAAACTTCACAGTTGGAACTGACGGCGACATTACTACTGCTGGCGACTTGAGCGTTACTGGAACTACAACACTTTCAGGCGACCTGAAATATGGTATTACTGCTTCAATTACGGCTGCTGGTTCGACACAAGGTGACGCTGTTGCTTTGACTGAAACTGTCAATGTTGTGACAACTGCTACTTTGAACCAAGGCGTTAAGTTAAAATCTGCTGTCGCTGGTCTTAAAGTTGAAATTTACAACACAACAACTGCCGACATTAAAGTTTATCCAAATACATCTGATACGATTGATGGTGGTTCGGCGAATGCTGCAAAAAAATTGGCTTCTAAATCTTCAATGGTTTTAGTTTGTAAAGATTCAACAAATTGGGAAATCCAACGCCAGATCGCAATATATAATTCAAGTGGCACTCTAGTCAATTAAGGTGAAAATAAATGGCAGGTCCAATAAAAATTAAAGCCCAAAGTGAAACACTAGCGAATGGTGTGCAGGGTGTTCAAGAGCTTACAGAAGCAGAAATTAAAAATTATACTGCCAATATTTTGACAACAAAATTCGCTAGTGCCACAGACGTTGGTTCGTTACGAGTTGGAACATCTGGTGCACCAGCAAACTTCACATCAATTGGAACATTTACAAACCGTGAAATGAATAATGCTGTGGGGACACACCCAGTAGACCCCAGTGACTTTTCATCAACAGTTTATACATTTTCACAAGGAACTGCTACCTTTCTTGATGGAAAAACAGCACGTCCAGTTAGATATAATGGAACCGATTTAGAACAGTCAACTAATGCTCAAATTGATGAAGAGGTAATTGATCCTTGTATTAAAGCAATGGTTGACCAAGATGCTAACACTTGCGGTCAATACTACCTCTCAGGGTCAGCCCCAGCAGGTGGAACTTGGACAAGCAGAGGAACTATCACAGACACACAGGTTGATGGCACAGATGTAACTAAAACTCTTTGGCAAAAAACTGCCGCTACAACTGTTCCCTCAACCACAACAAATAGAACACTTGTTCAAACAATTTCCAGCGACCTCAACCTTGCCGAGTTTGAAGATTATCAAATTCAACAGTTGGAAGGTATGTTCCGCAATCGTATCGCTGCTAACAATATCGGTAAATATGTTGTAGATACTGCCGCTCCTGGAACTGGCACTTGGCAGCAAATGGGCGAAACAATGACTGATCAGCTCAAAGATACAGCCACATATGCATACGCTGGAACATACACAGGTTCTTTCACTGGTTTCTACACTGCTAGTTATTCAAACATTTTTTCGGGTTCATATTCAGGAACATATCGTCCAAGTTTCAATGGTTTTCTTGGACCATCTTATACTGGTTCATATACTGGAGTTTACAATGGTAGTTTTTTAGGTTCTTGGGCTGGCTCATATTCAGCAAACTATGTTGGCTATTATAATGGCGTGACTGTCATCTCAACATCTTCAACACAAGAGTCGAAAAAACTGTTCGTTCGTATCGCCTAAATACTATACATTATTTTATATTATGGAGTTTATATAATGTCTGAAGAAACCCTTCCGAAATACAAAGATCCGATTTGGCAGGATAAAGCCAATAACCACATCGTTTGCCGAATTTTACAGGGTAATGGTGAGTATGCGGTTGCACATATTGTAGCAGCTGACGGTGTCAACCCTGATTTTGATGCTGTGTTAGAAATGTATGGCGAAGAAGAACTTGACCGCCTTACAGCAGAACATAAATCCCAACAATTCCAAATTGAAGCTGCAAATAAAGAAAGAGCTTTGGCTGATCAGGCTAGACATAAACAAGAAATTTTGTTTAATATGAAGCTCGAAGCGTTCGAAATCGAAGAAATCAAAAATTCTCAAAACAAAGATCTTAAGAAAAGATTGCGTAAATCAAAAACGCCGATTGAGGTTAATGCGTATGCCACCCTGCTAATTCAGGATGCGCTGGCTAATGCAGAATAATGGTTATCTTTACGTTGCATCAGTAAATAAAGCATTTTTCGAAGCAGCGAAAACATCAGCACAGTCTCTTTTAGACTTTTACCCAGAAGCTAAAATAACTTTATTCACCCATGATGAGTGGGTTGATGATGAAGCTCGAGATATTTTTGATAATATCATTACGGACGATGTTCCCATTCATATACGAGCCAAGCTCTGGGCATTATCAAAGTCACCTTATGATGTGACTTTGTATCTCGATTGCGACACAATGATAGAACATGAAGATATTTCAACTGTTTTTAATTTGCTGGGGGACAACGATATCTTGTTCACAAGAAACCGTCCCTATAATGCAAAAATAACAAAGCTATCAGAAACTGAAGAAATGATTTATCATTGTGGATTGTTCCTTTACAAAACCTCTACAACCAAACACCTAATGGACAGTTGGTATGATTGGTATCTAGAGCAACAATCGCCTTCTTGGGATCCGACTCCATACCCTGAGGAGGTTCGTAAATGGGATACATTTACTATGTGGAACCTACTAAATAATGGTAACTTTGATTTAAAGGTTGGGGAGTTCCCACAACCTGACGCAAGGTGGAACTTTGTTTGTGGTTATAAAAGCGATGAACTTCAAGATACAGAAACTGTAGTTTTTCACTATACAATACCAAAAGAGAAAGTAAGAGTCAGTGAGATTTATAGATCTAAATGATGAGATTTTAGAAATTCTAAACCAACATAGTGATTGGTTTTTTGATCAAGATTTGTCTGAGCTGTATATTGATCAGCGTGGTGATTCTAGTAGAGAACATTCTCAGTCATACGAATACCTACAGGAAATGTTACTTAAACCTATGGGGAAAAGAGAAGGCGAACACGCTGGTCCACCCGAAGTTATCAAGAACGCTCACTTTGGTCCAGGAAGTAAGTGTCCTCAAAAATTTAAAGAAGAGTCAGCTCGATTTAATGATGAGTTAGTAAAGTTTCTCGGAGCAAGATATAGTGCTGTCCACGTTTATTATCCCGAAGATGGATATATGGGATGGCATAACAACTGGGACTGCCCAGGATATAATATCCTGTTGAACTACAACAAGGGTGATGGTTATTTTGAGTATTGGGATGGAGAAATAATTACAACTCTACCAGACCACAAAGGCTGGTCAGCAAAAGTTGGATACTATGGTGGTCAAGATGATCCGTTTTGGCATTGCGCTGGCGGTGGTCCAAGATTAACTTTTGGGTTTGTGATTCCCGATAAAGGTATGTGGGAAATGATGATTGAGGATATTACTTAGATCCGATCACCATAAATCTATCGTATTTTTTCTGACCATCCCAAGAGTAATATGTTTGTTCAACCTTACCTTCGTAATAAGTTTCATCTAAACCTATTTGTTTCTTAAGGTCTTCAACTGAATTTACACAGTTGATACCATACATTTCTTCAATAACATTACTGTTTTGACAAGCAAATAATGCCATTGGGTTACGAGTTTCTAACTCAGCCAATGGATACATTTGCTCAGTGTTGATAGCGATTACAACATCAGCGTCGATCTTATTCAGTTCTTCAAAGGCAAATGGTATATCCAAACAATGATGACGCATCTTTATAAACTTTTCTTGAGCATAGTGTTTATGAAAAAGTTTAGATAGATCTAATGCTTCCTGATCAAGATCGACCAAATGTAATTCACCAATATCCATATTCTCACATAATAGTGGAACTAGAGGCATACCAAGCCACGAGTTTAATACAAGAACTTTTAGTTTTTCTTGTCGGGCGCAGTTATCAATGTTTTTCAACAGCTCCTCTGTGAGCCAAGATGCAGCCTCTACATGGTTCTCCTCGAAGCATTGGCGAAGGTCTGTAAGTTTATGGGGTGCTTTCTGTTCAATGAAGTATAATGCCTCACCCCAGAATTTATAATTGTTTAAGAAATTTGAATTAATCATCTTTTAATATGTCCACTGCGACTTTTATAAAAAAGCCTTTCTCATAATCTTTGGGATATTTATGGTGATATGCATGATAGCCTTCACCAAGTGTTATAACATTTTGTAACAAACTGTTTTTCGGTTCACCATTCACATGATTGTTCACTGTGATAATTTGCGATAAGAAAGAGTATGCAGTTGGTATGATGAATAGGTAAAAGAACCAGTCATATCCTAGCGTCAATGTAAACAAAGCATAAGTTAATATCATTAAATGTTTGTATTTGTAAAGATATTGATGCCATTTTTTGGTAAGCAATCTGGTTACTGTGTAAGTTGGCTCAACATCTCCTGTTTTGTGATAATAAAAAAACCAGTTTTTCCATCCGAGATATTTTGAACTATGCACGTCTGTTTCAGTGTCAGAATATTTATGATGATGCCAATGACTATAAGCCCATTCAGCTGGACTAAGCCAAGTGCCGAAGACAGTAAGAATTGAAAGAATCTTTTCTTTAATAGGAGATACTTTAAATGCTCTATGTGTAAAATATCTGTGTGCGCTTACAGCGAAACCTATACCTCCGAAAAGATAACAAGTTATTAGAGTTGTTAAAATTCCAAAAAAGTGATGATCAGCAGTAAATATAAACCAAACTGCAGGAATAACTAACAATTGTCCCAGAGTCATTAACGCTTGATTAAATTTTAACATCTTGTTCTTTACCCATTGAATCAAATAAACAAATATATGGAAGCTCTCTGTAGACATGCTTCTCGGTGTCTTGTGGATAGATATATCCTTGATTGAAACTATATACCCAACCTAATGGAAATATTTTCATCGGGATTACATGCTTGTCACAAAGGAAATTATCAATACCTCGATAGTGCCACATAATCTGCTTCTTATATTTAGTAAAGTATTCCCATAACTCTGCTCCGTCGAAAAAATCATTCCAACGTAATACGCTTGAGTTAATATCACTAAACTTATGCGGAACATGCTTAGTTTCTTCGCGCATGCGCTCGAGATCGTGCCACCAAGTTTTTACTATACCCAAACAGTTTTCAGGATCAAACTCCTCGAACGCTTCGATATCATGTTGTATTAGAATGTCAAGGTCAAAAAAAAGTTTTTCACCTTTCTGCTCAACAAGCGGCGAGAATAAATACATTTTATTCCACCATTTTTCTAAGTCGTTATCTTCAGGAATCATAATTGGTGTAACACATTCAGCCAAACCTTCTGCGTCATCCGTAATACAATACATTTTGCGATCAGTTTCTGGAAAATCTGCTGCGATATCATAAGCAATCTTATTCACATAATCCGAACTATACTTATCGCCCCATTTTACTGTGTATATGTTCATAATTTTATCATACATTGATTGTTATATAATTGTATAGGTTCTAAATTATTATCTAAACAAAAATCATCTATAGCAAACCTCACACCTTCATGTTGTGCTATCATATAATCATCACAAAAAATAGTATCCTTTGTTATTTTTAAAGCATTTTCTAAATCTCGGTAACAACCTTCATAGGAATGATCACCATCAATATAGATCCAATCTAATTCTTCATTAAAATGCTTAAACCATTCATCAGAAGTTTCTCTATAAATTGTTACAGGTAACCCCTTTACTTTTTCGCAAACTTCTTGATATACTTTTTCATAATATGCATGATTACCTTCTTCTGTTTCGGTTCCTGTCATTGGTGAATTATATTTTAGTATCTCATTGAAACTTCTATTCACCCACCCAGTATCATCTTTTTTGTAAACCTCTAAACTCCAAGGATCTACCATATGTAGGTGTTTTGCTTTGGTGAGGAACTTCATTGAACTCTCAGCTTTCCAAACACCAATCTCTGCGCCGACACTATTCATGGGTATATTATTTTCTACCAAATAAGTAGTATCAGGATTTTTACCCCTCATCATCGCCAATGCTCCAATAGTTTAGGATCTGCCAACTCATCTTGTTTTGTTCCCCATTTTACAGTGTAAATATTCATAGATACAACCAATCTAAACCAAACTTCTCAACTCTACGATATCCTAAATCGAATAAAATTTCTTCTCCGTTGGCACGTTCTAATGCTACAGCAGGATGACATTTTTTCAAAGTATCGAGCATACCTTTTAGCGCATGTGGTTCATGCCCTTCAATGTCTAAGTGAACCAAATCAGGTTCTAAGCCATAATCGTCTAATCTAACTTGTTTTATAACACCGTCATTAATCACTCTTGTTGCTCCTGAATTAATTGGATCAATATTCAATCCAACAAAACATTCTTTGTCACCAAGTGCAAGCTCATACATTGTAACATTATCTTCAATAATATTATTTTCTAAACACTTAAAGTTATTTGGTTCTGGTTCAAATGTAATAATGTGTTGGGCATGTTTAGCGTATTGAGCTGTATATAATCCACAATTACCTCCAGCTTGAACAACCGTAAATACTCTCCCAAGTTTTTCTATGATGTTATCTGGGATGCTTGGGTGATCAATAGTTAGATGTTTCCAACAGTGATAGTCAGCTTTTGGCCAGAGCCATTCTCTATTTTCAAATATTCTGACTTCGTTCATTGCCAATGCTCCAATAATTTAGGATCCACTAATTCGTCTTGTTTAGTGCTACCTCTGGAAGAATCTTCAAACGGTAATAAGTCAACATTGAATACACAAAGAATACAGTTCTCACGATATATGCCAACATTCAAATCATCTTCATCCCACGAACGTCCACGATTATAAGAATATGCCATCCAGCTCGGGAAGTAATCCCATAGCTCACGCCATCTCCAGCTATGATAATTATCCGTGCCATCGGTATAAGTGAACCAAATCTTCTCCTGATGCTCTACCACGTCCCTCCAGATAGGCTCACACTGGTCATCGCTCCATACCTGACAACTTCCATTGGTAAATGCACCATGAGAAACTTTGAAGCGGCGAGTGTTCATAGGAGCAGGATCCTGCCACCAAGAACGCATTTTGGTAGGTTGTTCCATATTATATGTGATGATAGGAGTAAGGTCGTTCTGAATAATAACGTCTAAGTCTAAAAAGATAAAACGCCCATGAGGTTTGTCATCAGCAAAATTATGAGTATTAAACACAAAAGTTTTAGGACGATCCCAACACCTTGCCATGCCATACTTAAAATCGTCGAGACCAAACCAATACTTAGGATGAATATTAGGAATATCAGGAAAAGGGATAACATTAACATCTGAGTCTAAACCTTCTGCATTATCAGTGTAACAATAAAAATGAAAATCAAATTGTTCTGGAGTATGACGTTTAGCCATATTCTTTAGTCGATTTACAAAGTGTGGTCCATACTTTGTTCCCCATTTACAGCAGATATAGTTTACACGCATCGCCCACACTTCACTTTACAAATTTTCAAATGGTCTTTTTTCAAACTATCATTATAATATTCGAAGTCGTCATTATATACAATATCTTTCAATGCAAAAGATTTGGCGTTATTGTATTTAGGGTTGTAGGGATAGTCGATCGGGTGCAATGGATACAATCTGTTTTCTAATACATCCCGTGCAACATATGAACAGGGAAAAATTTGCCCTTTAGCATTGACATATATGCTATTGTCATTTCTAGCCTCGCAATCAATAATCCATTTTTCTTCTTTTTCAGTATTTCTGTATTCATAGGTTTGTGTGAAACTTTCTATATTTTCTCTTGTGACGCTTTTGTTAATTTCATTTGTTGAGAAGTTATTTACAGGTTTCTCGGTTATATCTGCAGTCAATGCTGGCATAATAACTTCGGCTCCCTGATCAGAAAACCAATCTATAATTTTATAATAATCTTTACATTTTGTTGGTTCGGTGAGAGTTCTGAGTAATGTCACATATTCGAGTTTGTAATCTTTAAAGATACGCTTCACATCTTCTACTGTTAGCTCATCGTTCTCAACAAATATATCATTAAATTTATTATCAGTGTCATTACTCTTATTTGTAAGTTCTAAAACAACACGAGTTGGAAGATCTTTATACATGTCATACTTACCAAACCAGTGATTTAGTATAGCAGCATCGTCACATTCTTCAAGGCTCACCGTATCTTCGCCGCCCTGCATATTTTGATTAAACAATGCGAGTTTAGCATCATAGTTAGTTTCTTGATAGTTGTAACTATAATACCAATCATTTGGTAGGAAGTTCCAGAACTTCTCGCCAGCAGGTTTTCTCCATTGGTGATAATTATCTGAACCTTTATAGAAAACTTTGAATATATCGGGATTATTTACAACGTCATCATATATTTTTATTGGCTGATCAGCCCACCATAACATACAGCTTGAGTTATAATAAGTTCCACGGAGATCTCTGAATTTTCTTTCTTTTGTTTGACCTTCTGGTTGCCAGTGAGAATAAAGAATATGTGGTTGAAATGCCAGTTCGTAAAACTCATCAATGCTATTTTGAATAACAATGTCTAAATCAAAATAACAAAATGGACCATCGGTGGATAACCACTTTTGAGCATTGAACAAAAGAAACTTACTGCGATCCCAGCAATAGTTTTCCTCGCCAAACCAATACTTTGGATGCAGCGGTTCAACATCAGGGATTGGGTGAATTTCTACTTCTTCGCGAATACCTTCTGGCTCGTCAGTAAAACATACCATACGAAACTGATTGACATAGTTTGCATCAATCATACCATAAAGATTATTCACATAATTGGCAGAGTATTTTTCACCCCATTTTATTGTTAGAAAAGTGAGTATAGTAATCAGTCCTCAAATCATAATCAAAATGTTGTTGACCATTTAATAAACATATAGATGGTTCTGGTCGATATTTTCTACCACGTGGACTTTCATCAGTTTCGTGATCAATGCCAAACATATAAGAATAGATATCGCCCTTTGGATAAGTCATAAACTTATCTTTGTGTTCGTGAAACAGATACTTATCATCTTGGCCTTTGTATTTAGTTATCCAATACTCAGGGTCTTTCATAAAATGTTTGTATATTTCGTCAGCACCAGATATATTCCAGCTCATAACACTAGAGTTGAAATCGCCGCCACCATGGTCAGCCTCAAAGCCTTCAGGTTTCCAATAAGTTTTGCATATAGCAGGCTTATTATTTCCCCAAACAAAAAAATCATCTAAGTCTGGATGTTGAATTATGACATCAAGGTCTAAATAAAGGCATTCTTGAAAACGATCACTGTCAAACATCACAATTTTATTAAAAGTTTCCCACTCAGAGTCTATAGAAATAGTATCAACTTCTGGATACAGCCCTTCTTTTCTAAGTTTTTCAGGGTTATCTGTGTATAATAAATAGCTGTATCGGGATTGTGTTGCCGCAACTACACGATTTACATCATCATAATCGTATCTATCGCCATATAATAACATCATTATAGTTTTCATACTCTATATATTACTCTTCTTCAATGTCAATGTCAAGAAGTTTATTAGTTTTATAAATAACTGTAAATAAAGGATTCATACGAATATGGCAATCGTTCAAAATTTACTCATTGATCAAGGAACAACATTCGCATTAGATTTAACTGTTTCTGGTGTCGATGGATCAGCTAAAAATTTAAGCGATTACACAGCTGCTGCTCAAATGCGAAAGAGTTATTATAGCTCTACTGCTACAGATTTCACCGCAACTATTACTGACGCTGCATCTGGTCAATTAGAAATTACACTAACAGCCGCACAAACATCTGCACTTAAAGCTGGAAGGTATGTTTATGATGTTGAAATCACTAGTGCTAGTGAGACTTTGAGAATTATCGAGGGAATCATAACTGTAACACCAGAGGTAACGAAATAATGGCGATTAAAGTAACAGTCGGCTCTAGGCAAACAGCAAATGTAACCTCAGCAAAATCACAAGTTAAAGTTACTAAACTTGAAGAAAATGTCGGGAATATTGACTTAACTGCTGGTTTAACAACTGGAAAAACATTAGTTTATAATGCAGAAACTCAAAAATGGGTTGTGACAGATCTTGCTACAGAGGTTGCTGAAGATGTGGCAACTGCAGTTGCAGAGCTTTCGTTTGATGGCGGCACGTATTAAAAATAATAATAACAAAAACTAAACTTACTCTGAGGAGAGAAAAATGACAACTATTCAAATTAAACGCTCCACGGCGGCAACAGCTCCAACTACTTCGGATCTTGCGCTTGCTGAATTAGCATATGCTATGGACGACGGCAACGACGGTGTTGGTGCTAAATTATACATCGAAGCAACGGAAAGTGGTGCTGCTGCTATTCATGCTATCGGTGGTAAGTTTTATACATCCGCTATCGATGCTGCTACAAATGCAAATACTGCATCAACAATCGTAAAACGCGATGGTTCTGGTAACTTTAGCGCAGGAACTATTACTGCTGATTTGACAGGAACTGCATCATCTGCTACTGCTCTTGAAACTGCTCGCACAATCAACGGTGTTAGCTTTGACGGCACAGCAAATATCTCATTCGATACTGATTCAGTAAGCGAAGGTTCAACTAATGAATACTTTACAACTGCTCGTGCTCGTGCGGCAATTAGCGCAGATGGCGACATTAGCTATAATAGCTCAACTGGTGTTATCAGCTTCACTAACGATGCTGGCGATATTGAAAGCGTAACTGCTGGCAATGGTTTGACTGGCGGTGGCACTTCTGGTGATGTTACTCTGAATGTCGGGGCTGGCACTGGTGTTACTGTTGCAGCTGACACAGTTAGCATTGGTCAGGATGTTGCTACAAATGCTGACGTAGTATTTAACACAGTCACTGCTGATGTAACAGGCGACTTAACTGGTAACGTAACTGGTAACGTAACTGGTTCTTCTGGTTCTACAACTGGTAATGCCGCTACAGCTACTGCTCTTGAAACTGCTCGCACTATTGGCGGCGTATCATTCGACGGCACAGCAAACATTAACCTTCCAGGCGTAAATACTACTGGTAACCAAGACACATCAGGAAATGCGGCTACAGCTACTGCTCTTGAAACTGGTCGCACAATTTCTGCTTCTGGTGACATTTCTTACACATCAGGTTCTTTTGATGGAACAGGAAACGTAACAGGCACAGCTACACTCGCAACTGTTAACTCAGACGTTGGCTCTTTTGGTTCAACAACTGCTGTTCCTGTTGTTACAGTGAATGCTAAAGGTCTTGTAACTGCGGTTTCAACTCAGGCAATTGCTACATCGTTTAACATTACGGCTGACAGTGGAACAACTGATACTGTCGCTGGCGGTGAAACAATTACTTTTGAAGGAACAACAAACGAAGTAACAACTGCTGTTTCAGATAACAAAATCAAAATTGGTTTGCCAGATGATGTAACAATTGCTGGTAACTTGACTGTAAACGGAACAACAACTACAGTTGCTACAACTAACTTGGAAGTTACTGACCCATTGTTCTCAATTGGTTCTGGTAATAACGCTTCTGATTCTGTTGACCTTGGTTTCTATGGTTTGTATGATACAACTGGTTCGCAAGACCTTTATTCAGGTCTGTTCCGTGATGCTTCAGACAGCGGTAAATGGAAACTCTTTAAAGATTCACAAACAGTTCCAACTACAACAGTTGATACAGCAGCAACTGGTTATGCTGTTGCTACTTTGGTTGCAAACCTTGAAGGTAACGTAACTGGAACAGTTTCTTCTTTGTCAAACCATGACACTGATGATTTGTCTGAAGGTTCAACTAACCTTTATTACACTGACTCTCGTTTCAACTCTGCCTTCGATACTCGCTTGGCAGCTGCTACAATCGACGGTGGAACATACTAATAAATAGTATAGAGGGGGGAGGATTTCCTCCCCCCATTATTTAAAATGGAGAATATTATGGATGAAAAATTGGTTCAGAGATACGTTGATATGTTATCTGGAAAATTAAATGAAATTAATCAGGAAAATGTCCTGTTAAAAGCTAAATTGAGTCTTGCGACTGAAGAAATAACTCTTTTGAAACAAGCAAACCAAGAGACAAGCGTTAAGTCTAGCGATTGGACTCAAGAAGAAGTAGAAGATGACAACAGTAATAAAGCCAAAAAGAAGTAATACTTCTGCCGCAATACCAACGACAAGCGATCTCGATGACGGAGAGTTGGCTGTAAACACGGCTGACAATAAAATATATATGCGTGTCGGAGGAACGGTTAAAATTATTGCTAACCTCACAGAAACTGTTATACCAACAGGTGACTTTGGGTCTATTACTGACACAATTATTGAAGACCAAGATGACTGGGGGACATTGACGTAATGGCAACACAAGTTCAATTAAGACGTGGTGATAATACAGGGCACGGTTCCTTTACAGGCGTAGTTGGTGAAATCACTGTAAACACAACAAATGATAGTATTCACGTCCATGATGGTGCAACGACAGGAGGTTTTGAACTTCTTCGTGCTGACATGGCTAACATAACAGGCGATACTGACGATATTACAGAAGGTTCTAGTAATCTTTATTACACAAACGCTAGAGTAGATGCTGAGATTGATTCATATCTTTCTGGTGGAACAGGGATTACAGTAAGCGGCGGAGCAATTTCAATTGACTTCACCGAGTTTAGCACAACAAATATTACTGAAGGCACAAACCTTTATTATACTGATGCTAGAGTAGATGCTAGAATAGCGGCTTCTGATGTGGGTGGCGCGGTAGATAGTGTTAACACCCAGACTGGTGCGGTTGTTCTTGATGCTGATGATATTTCTGATTCTGCAACAACAAATAAATTTACAACTGCTGGTGACATCTCGAAGCTGGCTGGCATCGAATCTGGTGCTACTGCTGATCAGACTGGTGCTGAGATTAAAACAGCTTATGAAGCTGAAGCTGATACCAATGCATTCGATGATGCTGCTGTTACTAAACTGGCTGGCATTGAGGCTTCAGCCGATGTAACAGACACAGCTAATGTGACTGCGGCTGGTGCTTTAATGGATTCAGAAGTCACTAATCTTGCACAAGTAAAAGCATTTGATTCTTCAGATTATGCTACAGCAGCACAAGGTGCTTTAGCTGATTCCGCTTTACAATCTGAAACAGTTACAAGCATTGCATTGAATAGTAATTCGCTTGATTACACTGATGAAAATGGCACAACAACTAATATCGATTTGAGCGCATATCTCGATGAGGATTCACGAGCTATT